TCATCGATTATGTAAGCCTGCTGCAGCTCGCTTAACATTCTTTGTGATTCCCATTCTAGATGGAAGATGCTCTCCGGCTCTCGATAGGCTGCAAGGGCTTCCGCAAAGAGTTGCTCTCTCCATGCTTTTATGTATCCTTGGTCTATCTGGCCTGTACAGGTAATAGGCCAGACTCTCCGCTCCGGGCCATCTGTTAAGAACTGGTAATTATTCGAAGTACCTGCGAAAACTACTCTACGGAGATAACTCTTAGGAAATTGCTGATAAGCAGGCCTAAACTTATCTTCACTCGAGGAGATAAATGCTTTGAAGTTATCCGCAGTCTTACCGCTAAGAGAGTGTAGTTCCGCGAGTTCCCATAACCAAGTTTCCGTAGAATGGATTAACTCGAGAGAATCCTTCTTAGCGATATCGAGATTACTATCTGAAAACCACTGCGAGCCTACAAGATTCCTAAGCCCTGTACTCTTTCCGAGTCCTTTCTCACCGCAGAGGATAAGGAAGGTATCCATCTTACACCCTGGATCTAATGCTCGAGCTATTAAAGAGATAAACCACTTACTAGACATCTCCTCTATAATCAGATCGCTACCAGGTACTCTCTCCGCTCGGAATACATTATGGAAGAATGAATGGATTCTCTCTGCTTTATCCCACTCCGGAAGAGCCTCTAGCCAATCCTTAATCCTTTCCTCTAGGTTTTGATGGGCTACTCTAAGAACTGCTCTTTTTATATCTGCAGATGGATATTTTATTCTATAGGATCTCTCGATATGTAATCCTATTTCCTCAAGATCTGGATCCCATAGCTCTCTATCGTTCCACTTAACCTTGTTAGCGTGGTCATTGTAACAGAGGGAAGTAAAAAGAGGATCGTTCTCCAGTATTAGGGCTATGTTATTTCGATTAGCATATGGCCTGGGAGGCTTCGTTAACTCTCCATCCTTATCATATTTTGCTTCGCTCTTCTGTAGTAGATCCCACGTATCAATATCCGCAGCTTCGGGAGCATGCTTATACTCTGCATCGATTCCCATCTGCTTAGCAAGTTCTAACATTTTTTTCATTGTTTCTTGGTTCATTACTTCCTATCCTCTAATCGTTTTACTGCTATTCTGTACTTATCGGAGCAAGCCTTAATCGCTTCGATTAATAAAGCATCAAAAGAAGCTTTATCTCCATTTTGTATTCCGTTCATAACTTCACAAAGTATCACAAGATTAGAGAGTTGTGGGTTACCTTTATTTCTTGTCTGTAGATTTCGGTAAGTTATACCCGATTGATTGGCTAGATATAATCGAGTTGTATTTAGCTCTGATGTTTTATCTTTTAACCATTCGTTAAATGTCATTTTGTCCCCTTTCTATTCTTTCTACTGCATATCGATAATCGTTAATAGAACTAGATATAGCTTCTATTATAAGAGCATCAAAAGAAGCTTTATCTCCTCCTTTTTTCTCGTTTAATACCTCACAAACTAACACTAGATTATCTAATCTAGGTCTGAACTTCTTAGATATGCTAAGAGTTGAATAGGATATTTCAGTAGTAGAACATAGCTCCCTTCTGGAAATCTTTAATTCTTTAATCTGCTTGATTACCCATTTATTAAAATACATAGTACCTCACTATTTTTTTTGTTATTTTGAATTATTGTTATCGTTTATTTTCTCTTTGTATCTAAGCCTTCTATCTGCAAACATATGCTCCGACATTACAGATAATCCTCCTACGAGATTGATCTGGAACTCCTCTCGACTATCTGATATTACTTCGATTAGGGCTATGTATCTATCGATCTTCGGATATCTGGATCCGGTTAGATAGATTCTTAAAGTCTGCTTAGAGATGCCAGTCTTAAGGGCTACCTCTTGGAGTGTTAAATTCTTATGCTCTGCAGCTCTAAAGATAAACATCCCAAAAGGAGTACAACCCCTAGGGATTACTTCTTTGTAGGTCATTGTATCAAGTCCTCCAAATTACCCCACCACCCGCATTTATTAGCGCGGTTGCAGTGAGGCCATAAAACAGAATGAGGAAGATATGGATCTATTGAAAAATAAACCTCATCTCTACCGCAGGAAGGGCAAGTTACATTCCTAGCTACATTGCCATCTATACTAGCCCCTATCCGGTTCGCTATCTTCATTCTAAATTCTAGATTATGGAATAATCCCTCCACTCCGATCTTAGCTCCTGCTTTTCTTGGCTTCCATCGTTCGTATCTTTTCTTCGGCTCTTCCTTTGGAATATGGGAATAATCCAATCTAAGCAGGCCCTCTCCTTTATGGGCTGTAGTAGATTGAAGATCCTTATCTTCTCGCTCCGGGTATGCAAAACGATAATACATTCTTGCGCAATCCGTAAGAGCATTGGAATCTGGAACCCCCTCTCCTATTGTATTATCCCATAGTTCCTTTGCTGCCTTAGCTGCTCTCTTCCAATCGGTAGCAGGTATAGGCTCTTCCAGAGGTAGGATTATTCTCCACTTATGGATCTCTTCGGAATGAGAAAAGGATGTATGGGCTATGTAATGATATTGAGAGAAGCTATATCTATGGCCCCAATCCGTTCCATCATCCATATCAAATACTAAACAGGAGATCTCGAGAGCATTAACCCCGCTTCGATTCCCGTTAAAGGTAGTAGGACTCCAGAGAGGAAGACTTCCTTTCTCACGTACTGGAAAGGGCTTAGAGGCCATCATAAGAGCACGTGCTAGATTACGGAGAGATACTTCTGCAGGTACTGGAATTCTAGTAAACTTATTCGAGAAGGTGCTTATCTTAAATTTCTTATCCATCTTCTTTCCACTGGTAGATAGAAAAGAGTGTATGGGCTTCCTCATCCTCTCCGCAGTAGTAATCCTCTGCGGTAAGAGAGACCACTCGATTATCATCTATCCAGATCTCCGATTGGGTAATACAATCAAGAACCATCTTAAGAAGATTATCGATATCTGGCTTCTTTGGCCTCCAAATCCTACCATGAGGAAGGTTTCCTTTCTGCAGAAGTAATCTCTTTGTTCTAGGATGTACAAAGCATATTTTAATCTTGAAGATTCCATCAAGAGCTATCCAATCTTCACCGGTTCCATCTTTAAGAGCCTTAACCGCTTCATCCTTATAAGTTCTACTCGTTTTCGGAGTGTATGCTCTTCCGGTTCGAGTAATCCTAGGCCTCCCCATTGCTACTGGAGGGCCTTGGATTATATTTTGATAGGCAAGTTTCCACATTATACGCGCTCCATCTCTAAGATCTTAGAGAGTGTTAGGTAACGCGCTTCCCAATAAACTCCATAGAGCATCTTACATAACCTTACTAGATATGGGCAAGTAGGATGGGAATCTCCGGAGATCCACTTAGAGATCGCGTTCTTTGTAATCCCAATAGTATCAGCAATATCCTCAATTGTAAAATCACTCTCTGCGATATCCTTTTGTATCATTCTAGAGAATTGAGGATTCTTTATAGCCTGGTACTTCTGTCTAGCCCATAAAATAGCATAGTCCGGGAGGACTTCACAATACTCTTTTCTAACTATAAGCCCATTAACTTTTAACGTAGCCTCCCATACCCAATTACAATAAATAGAACTCCATACTTTACATATCGAGCCTATCTGCTTTGCTGCAGAGATTGGAGCTGAATTATCTAAGAAGATGGGCTTAGATGGTGTTCTCTTGTTACTCATCTTTCGGAGAGATGTTCTTCCATTCTCTTTTATGTAGTTTCTTCTGCGCTTATTCATTTTGTTTCTCCTTTTAATAATTTAGATAGATTTCTGCAGACAATAACCGAGGACATAGCAGAGGAGAGATCTACAAGTTCTATACAACTCATTACGAACCCTTGTTTTTTAAAAACTGTACAAGTTGTGATCTCTTCCCATGTTTTAAAAATAATATAACTACCATCTACGAGTAGGAAGATTGCTTCACAGGTTATATATTTTGTTAGAGATGGGCTATTTAATGATAATTCGCAATCGTGTAGAATCAAAAAAGCATCCTCTTGACATTTTTCGTATATATCTATAAAATCATCAGACCAAGCTTTAGTATTCATTAAAAACATAGCTTTATATTTTTGAGATTTAGTCATCTTACACCCCCATAATTAATTACTGTTTCTACTTTTAAAGTAGTTCTATATTCCATAAGTAAAGTTATATTACCAAGCTTCTCTACCTTGTTAACTTCATGGATCTTATCTACTTTGACACAATATATAAAAACTTCCGGCTTGAATGGTAGTTGTTCTTTAATAAGAGATTCTAAAGAGAGACCAATCATACTTCTTGTTATATGCTTTATATGATAATCTTCGCTTAATTCGTAGATATTTACTTTTGTTCTGAAGGTCATATTAAGAGAGAAGGTTCTATCTTCATCCATTCTATTTAGTTTAATCATCTTACACCCCCACCGCATAGCATAGGAGAGCATAAGTAGCAAAGAGAGAAGAGAAGGCCACCGTTACTAGGATATGGCCTATTATTTGTTCTTTGGTTGGTTTCATTGTTTGTACCTCTTGTGTGTTGTTATTGATTAGTAATTATAAAAGTAAAATCTTCAATATCATCATGATGATAGTGATCTACTACAAAATCGATAGGACAATTGCATAAAACTGTATGATTAATTTTTGTACCATCTATAAGGATTACAGTTATTAGATATTTGTTCATTGTGTACCTCTTGTTAGTTAACTTTACTAAAATCATTAATACGCATCTCTAGAACTGCTTTCGAGATCCCATAGTGCTTAGCGATCTTCGCTACTTGGTTAAGGGTTAGCAATTGCTCTTCTTTGATAAGAACATAGAGATTAGGATATACATCATGCTTATCTACTTTCTCTCCGCTCATCTTCTTATACCCTTCTACCCATACCTTAAAGAGATTACCTGCGATCTCCTTAGCGTTATGCTTATTCGCTCCGGATAATCTTAAGCGATTGCAAGCATCTATAATCCCTTCATACTTTGTAAAATATTGATATCGTTCCATTTTGTACCTCTTTGAGTGAATGGGGAGGAA